AACGCAAGCGCCATCTGCGCCCGCGCGCCGTGTGCGCGTGCCATGGGAGTCTCCTATGTGGGGGTGTCAGACCAGAGGGCCGGTCGTGGTGTAATGCAGGGCGACGGTGATCACCGCTGCCTTCAGCGCCGCGGCGCCCTCGACGGGCAGGTCGACCGAGGCCGGGGCTTCGGGTTCGACCCAGTCACAAAGGCCGCCAAGCGTCCGGTCGGCCTCCAGAGCCGCGCCGATGGCGGCGACCAGGTCGTCGAAGGCGCTTGCCCGGCCGGTGCCCGCCTGGACGACGACCTCCAGCTCCGCTTGGTGCTGGTAGTGATAACGCAGGGGCGACAGCGTCACCTCGGGTTCACCCGGCTGACCGTCGCGCAGGATGATCAAGCCAGCCGCCGGGATTCGCTCGGGCAGCACCTCATCGCGCAGGGTGATGGCGGCAAGCGGCTGCAGCCGTGCGTGCAGCGCGGCGAGAACGGTTTCGCGGGTGGTGGGCATGATCAGGCCATTGGGAGCGCCGAAGGTCGCCAGGATTGAAGAATCGCGACGTTGGTTTCTGTCCTGCCCGCCTTGCCGTTTGTCACTGACGGACGCCGAGCCTTTCGAGGGTTGCCCGGTCGGGCGCGCCGGTTTCGGGTAGTCCGACCGATGCCTGAAAGGCGCGCATCGCTCTTTGCGAGGCGGGGCCCCATTGTCCATCTGGCGTGCCTACATCGAAACCTCCGGCATTCAGGAGGGTCTGAATGGCCCGGTAGTCGTCTGCGGAAAGCGACAGCGTGGTCCACCCGCATGCCGCGGCGACCTCTTCAAAGGCATCCTGCGCCCCGGCGAGTTCGAAAAGCGCATCATGCTGCTGACCGTTTGACTCGACCAGCCGTATGAAGAAGCGGTCGGCATCATAGATCGACCGGATGAACGCTTCTGCATCCCGCCCGAACAGACCTGCCCCTTTGTTGGACGTGAGACTGCTCCAGCGGGATTGCTGCGACGGCTGGTCATCGATGCGCAGGGTCATTTCGAACGAGTTCCGACGATAGTCGTTCATCAGGAAATCGTCCTGCACGAAGACAAATGCCGTCTCGCCTTCGATGCAGCGCGCGACGAGGGCAGTCTGGCCCATGAAGTTGTTCGGCCGGAATTGCGAATGGTTCAGCGCGACGATCTGCGGGCTGTCGTCCACCGCCGCCCGGCTCGATTCAATCGTCCACCAGCCGGAAATCCGGTGCCCATCCCGATTGGCCTGCTCAAATGGCGCGAGCGTATAGTCGATGGCCGGAAACCGCGCATCAGCCCAGGAGACGGTTTGTGCCGCACCCTCCGGCGGCGTCGCCGGTTCAGCCGCGGGCGCTGCGGCCGGAGCTGCTGCCGAAGGCTGAGCGACCATCACAGGGAAAGCGATCCCGTATTTCGCCTGCAGATACCCCATCTGCAGCTGCGCCAGCGTGAGGCGTTCGGTTTCGGCGCGGCTGAGCGCAAGCGCCTGGATCAGCCCGCCGCCGTTTGCAGCTTCGCGTTCCGCTTCTTCGATACGCTGTTGAGCAGCGGCCATTTCACCGAGGATCTGCGCCGCACGCGCCTCGTCAGGCTGAACAGCCGGTACTGTCACTTCGATAGTCGCGCCACCCGCTTCCGCGTTGATCCGGTTTTCGATGAGTGTCCTGGCAAGAAGAAGCGCCTCACGGCGTGCTTCGATCAGGGTCAGGATCAGGCCGCCGTCGTAGCGCGCGGCTTGCGCGTCGATCTCTGTCAGCTGCCGTTCGATATCGGCCAATTCCGTGGAAAGGGAGGTGTCTTGCGCGAAGGCCGGAAGGGCCGCGGCGAGGGAAATGGCGAAGACGAACGGTTTCAACGACATTGGCAGCTCCGAAATCTAGTCACTTTCGGAATCAGGCTAACGATGCAGATTTCAACCATCAAGCGAACTCGGCGATTTCGGCATAGGTCCCTGTCCGAATCTGTCACCCATCCTGTCGTGATGCGTCCCTCTACCGGGATCATGCCCGGGTCAGTGCTCCCCGCCGCCTTTAGGCAGCGGCAGGTTGGCCAGCCGTCGCGGCAGGTCGGCGCGGCTGTGCAGGAAATCGACAATAATCACCTGCTCTGGGTTTTCGACGAAGACCACGAAATGCTGGCCTGCCCGCGCGAAGCGCAGGTCCTCGGCCAAGGCGGGGTCGATGAGCCGACGGCAATCCTGTGACAGGGCGGTGCCCGCGGCGATCTCGCGACAGGTGGAGATCAGGTCGTCCTCATACGCCGCCGCCTGTCGTGGACCGAAGGTCTCGATGGTCCAGCGGGCAATCTCGATCAGCGAGGCCTCCGCCTGCCTTGTCAGACGCCAGGGTTTCGGCATCAGGTATTTGCACGCGCAGCGGCAAATGCCCGACGGATGGCATCTTCGCCACTGCCCTCGGCCAGATCACCACGTCGGGCCTCGTCCAGACCAGCCGTCAGGCGTGCACGCAGATCGGTCATCTCCGCCTCATCGCGCTCGAGAAGGCGCAGCCCGGCGCGCAGGGCCTCCGAGGCGTTCTGATACCGGCCGGTCGAGACCAGACGGTCGACGAGGTCGGATTGCGCTTCTGTCAGGACGACGTTTCTGGTGGCCATGGGAGTCTCCCTGCGGATCATTGGCAATATATGCCAATCGGCCTGCCGTGTCGACAGGCCCCGTCATGATCGTGTGTCAACCCACCCCGCCACGATCCGCCCTGGCACGGCGTCGATGGCCCGTTCTGCATCCCGCGCCAGATCGAGCCGCTTGCGCAGCTTGACCTGCGGCACCAGCAGGAAGATCGGTACGGTTGTCAGCCCGCGACCGGTCTTTGCTCGCGATGCAACGGCGCGGCCCTTGCTGTTAAGCCGCCCCTCGGCCACCAGCAGGCTCGGACCCCTGCGCCGGTAGACGAACCGCAGCCGCAACCCCGTACGGCGCTCCCATTCGCCGGGGGTGATGCGACCGCCGCGGGTGGATTTGCCCGCGGCCGGGGTGGGAATAGCCAGCCAAAGCCCGTTCTTGGACCGGATCAGCGGCCCCGTGTCATGTGCGCCGACGATCACCGGGGCGTTCGACCAGACCAGCGCCGCGGCGTTCAGGCTCTCGCCGCCCTTGGGATAGGTCGCGAGGCGGATGGAGTTGCCGAGCCGGGTGCCGAGCCCCGCGCCGGTGATTTGGCCCCGCCAGGCGGATTTGAGGCCCGCGCCCGCCTCGCGCATGGCGGTGGTGACGGCCTTTTCACCGGCAGCGATTTCCGCCTGCATTATCGCAACGATGTCAGGATCGATGGTAAGCTTCAGTTTCATGCTGGCCTCAGGTCCAGCGTCCAGATCAGCCGTTCGCGGTCGCGCAGCGGCTCTCCCTGGATGACATGGCTGTCCGCGCCGATGACGATCACGTCGCCCGGCCGTGGGGCGGGCAGGTCGGCGATGCGCACATCCACCACCGTCGTGTCGCTGACGAACCGCCCCGCGCCGAAGTCGGTGACGCGGTCGGGGGCACGGCGGATGATGCGGATCGGCCGTTCCTCCGAGGTGGTGGCCGAGACCCAGAGGGCCGGGGCCGCCATGTCAGCCTGGGTGAAGATGCGATCCATGGCGGCGGCGAAGACGGACATGGGTGGGTCCGTCAGTTCGACGTGTGAAGCCGGATCGCCAGCCGCGGCCGCTTGTTCACTGGCAAGATCGAGGCCTCGGTCATCACGTCGATCCAGCGGCCCTTCTCGTCCAGATGCTGGCGGGCATAGAGCGGCAGGCCGATGGTGTTGGCGGTCTCGAGGAGGTTCGCGGGGCCGCCATAGGTGGTGAAGGTGTCCATCGTGCCCAAGGGGAAGGCGATGCCCTCGTTCGCCGGGACCAGCCGTTCGGTGGCCTTGGTCGAGAGGGTGACGGTGCCCGAGTATTCCTCGAACAGGATCCCGCCGAAGGGGAAGTTGCGACGGACATCCTCGCGCAGGGGCTGGGCGCCGGTCGAGGCGTAAAACTTGTAGGCTTCCTCGGTCTTCGGATGCGCGATCAGCTTGTCGAAGAATTCGCGGCTGACGAGGGCATGGACCGAGGTCATTGCCTCGCCGAGGAGGTTGTCCTCGATGGCGCGCAGAACCTCGCGCACCTTACCCTGCACGTTCGTGCCTGCGGTGCCCAGCACGAAGTCCACCGAGATCTGCGTCAGGCCGAATTCGGTAAAGTAGTTGTAGAGTGTCGTCCCGGCCCCGTCCTTCACGATGCCGCGGAGCGCGTTCATCTCCATGTATTCGCGGGTCTGGGCATGCTTGCGGCGCATCAACAGCAGCTTGCGGTTCATCACCTCGACAAGGGGATCGGCCGCATCGAAGGCGCCGCCCAGCGCGGGCTGCCCCTGGATGTCGGCAGGCAGGACCACGTCGTCATGCGGGATCCACGGCAGGGCGAAGGACCGCATGGACCGGCCTTCGCGCGTGCCGACCGTGGCGGGGCCGCCGAGGGGGACGGAGGGCAGCAGGCTCAGGACGCCCTCGTATTGCTCGATGATGACCGAGCGCTGGCTGACCCCTTCGAAGCGGAAGAGGCCGATCTGGGCGAGGCGGGTGTAGAGGTTGGGCAGGATGTTGATGGCCTGCGTCATCTCGGCCAGCGAATAGCCGCCAGCGTCGAAGGGATTACGGACGAGGGTCATGGTGGGGCTCCGGGGGAATGAGGGGAGGGGCGCGGCCGGGAGGGCTGCGTCAGACGCCGTCGCGGGCGACGATGCCGACCGCGGCCAGCTGGCCGATCTTGGTGGTGATCTTTGCGGCATCATCGACGGTGGCGTCGTAGGCCAGCGCTGCGCGCGAGACGATGGCGGGGCCGCGGGCGACGACGATGCCCACGGCATCGGCCAATGTCGCATCGACGGCATAGAGGAGGACGGCCGTGGCAGTCTGCGCGCCATCGGTGCCGCCGCTGGTCGCGAGCTTGTACTTGCCGCTGGCGGTGATGCGGCCGAGGACGGCGCCCACGGGATAGGGCATGCCCGCGAGCAGCGTCACCACCTCGCGGGTGTAGTTCGGGTTGACCTCATATTTGAGGACATCGCCCATGCTGGGCGGTTCCGTCAGGACGGGCATGGTTCAGTCTCCATGATGTTGGGGGATGGGGATGCGATACGCGGATGCGTGGGCGCGTCGTTCAGCGCGAGGCGGCGGCCGATTTCTTCGCGGCCGCCACGATGGGGCTTTCCTTGGCACCCGCGGCCGGGGCGGTGGCGATGATGCCAGCTGCGTCGCTTCGCGCGGCAAGATCGGCCAGAACCTTGGCGCGCAGGGCCTCAGGCTTCACGCCCCTTGCGACCGCATCGGCGGCATCGATCTGGACGCCGAGGCGCGCGGCTTGCGCGCAGACCTGTGCGACCTCCGCGGCCTCGGCGCGTATGGCCTCGACGGAGGGCGTCGCTTCCGTCTGCGGCGGCGCGACTGCCGCGGGCGGGGTCGGTTCCGGCGGGGTGCTGGCAGAAGGCTGCGCATGGTCTTCGGGGGCAGTGGTCATCATCGGGCCCTTTCCTTTGGGGGTGGATGTGCCGCGGGGTGCGGCGGCGAAAGCGCGGAAGGCGGTAACGGGATCGGCCACCTCGTCGGCAAGACCGGCGAAAACCGCCGCCTCGCCGCGGAAGACGGCGGCTTCGGTGCCCAGCGCCCGTAGGGTGTCCAGGCGTCGGCCACGACCCTCGGCGACGGTTTCGGCGAAGAGCTGGCGCAGGTCTTCCAACTCGCCTGCCATCCGGTCGCGGACGGCCTCGGGCAGCGGCTGGTAAGGGTTCGCATCGACCTTGCGCGCCCCGGCATGGATCAGCGTCACGGCGATGCCCTTCTGATCGAGCGCCCCGCTCATGTCGCTGTGCATGGCGACGACACCGATGCTGCCGACGGCGCCGGTGCGGGGCAGGATGATGCGGTCCGCCTGAGAGGCCAGCGCATAGGCGGCTGACAGCGCGTGATCGGCGACGAAGGCATTGACTGGCTTCTCCGTCCGAGCGGCCCGGATGCGGTCGGCGAGGTCAAAGGCCCCGGCCACCTCGCCACCGAAGCTGTCAATGTCGAGGGCGATGCCGCGGATCGCAGGATCGGACAGCGCCGCCTGCAACTGCGCCGCGATCCCCTCGTAGGAGGTCAGCCCCGAGGATTGCCCGATCCAGGCGCCGCGGTGCACCAGCGTGCCTGCGATCTCGATGACGGCGATCCCGTCCACCACCGCGAAGGGCTGGCCGCCGTTCCGGGCCTGGCGGCTGGTCAGGTCGTCGCCAAAGAGCGACGCCCGGGTTGGCATGGTGGCAGCGGCCTGATCCGCGGGATCCACAGCCATACCCTCGATGCTCACCACCCGCCCCACGATCCGAGGGCCAAGCCCGGTCAGGAAGGCCAGTGCCTTGGCAGGATCGACCATCAGGGGCGTGTTGAAGACGCGCTGGGCGATTTGGGTGTGGTGCATCATCCCTCCTCCCTGGTCCGGGGCTCCCGGTCCTCGCTGTCGTCGCTCTCGCGCTGGTCCTGCTCGTCAGGGCCTGTTTCGCTGCCCTGTTCCTCGCCGCCGGTAGTTCCCGCCGCCTGCGCGGGGGATCCCGGCCGCCGGAAGTCGAGACCCAGCTCTGCTTCGCGTTTCCGTTCGGCAGCGATCTCTCGGTCGACCTGTTCGGCGTCGTAGCCTCGCTCTGCGATGGCCTGTGTGCGGGATTTCAGCCCGGCCTCGATCTGCAGGATCTCGGCCGCGGCATCCTTGGCGGGGTCGATCCAGTCCCATTTCGTGGGGAGCCAGTCGCAGGCAAGGTATGCGCGCCGGTCAGTGGCATAGCCCGGCAGGTCGATGGCACCCGCCAGAACGGCCGTGTCCATCCAGCGCGTCCAGACCGCGCGGCAGAGCTGATAGACCATCACCGAATGCTGGAAGGCGGAGATGCGGCGGCGGAAGTCCACCAAGGCGATCCGCGTATTCGAGAAGTTGCCCTTGGCTGTGTCGCCCGTCAGATAGCCATAGGGCACGCCCAGCGCCGCGCCGATCTGCAAGAGAGTCCGGTACTGGAACGGCTCGTAGGTGCTGCCAGAGTCCGGCGTCGATGGCGTGGTGACATCCTCGCCGGGATCGAGCCGCACCACCTGGCCCGGTTCGACCTCCAGATCGTCCTCGGCCGGATCGAGGGCGGTTTCTGGCGCGGGGGAGGTGATGAACATGGCAAACATCGCCGCGGTCTTCTTCCGCTCCAGTTCGGCGTCGTCGTAGAGGTCGAGGGTGAACAGCTTCACCACGGCCGCCGCAAAGCGCGACACGCCGCGCAACTGGCCCGCCTCGACGGGGTCGAGGATGTGGATCACCTCGGAGGCGGGCACACGCATCGTTTCCCCGGCCAGCCCCGGATCGGTCATGTCGCCCGGATGGCGGCGCAGGAAGTGATAGGCGACGCGCCGCCCGATGCCGTCGAATTCGATGCCCTGCCGGATCGATCCCGCGCCGGGCAGCACACGAGTCATGTCCTGGGGCAGCATTTCCGAGGGCAGCATCTGCAGCTGCATCGGCACCGTCAGTCCATCTTCGGGGCGGCGGGTGCGGATGCGCAGGAACACCTCGCCTGCCAGAAACACCTCGCGCGCGGCCCGCCGCTGCAGGCCGAAGAAGTCGGTCAGGCCCTCGGCATCGGCCTCGTCCGTCCAGGCAAGCCAGAGTTTCTGCAGCTCCTCTTTCTTCGTTGCATCGGCGATCTTCGACGAGGGCTTGATCCCGTCGCCGACGACATGGTTCGCGAAGGCGTCGACCGCATTCGCGGCATAGCCGTTGTTCCTGACCAGCCAGCGCGCGCGGGCGGTGATCGTCTCGCCCGAGGCGGCGATCAGCGTGTTCACATGCGCCCGCGTGGCACGGAACCCGCGCATGCGGCGGTGGGACTGCGCGGCGTCGAAGCCACCGATGATGGACCCGAGGCGTGCGCGGAAGGCGTCGAGCACCATGGTCACAGACCCTTCGTGGCCACGGTGCCCCACCGGCGGCGACGCGGGGTGGCCGAGGCGGCGGCGATCCGGGCTTCCAGATCCCTGATCGCCGCCGCCAGTTCGGCGTCCGAGCCATAGGTCACGGTCTTGCCATCATAGCTGACGCTGCGCAGCCCGGCGAAGCGGGCCTCCTGCAGCGCCGTGAGCAGGGCCTGCATACGTTCCAGGTCCATCAGTCCCTCATGAAGTTCGGGGTGTAGGCCCGCCGTTTCCG